GCCACCTGAAGATTCGCTGTGCTCATCTTCAACTTCTAAAAGAAGAACTTGATGTAGGAAGAAGTCACACTTTGGCTATCACAGCCAAAGCAAGACTGAAACTTGATGTGAGTTGTCAGCCACACTATCAGTCGCTGTCCCAATATTGGGCACGGGCGGTAACGCTATACCCGTTCGCTATTTTTTGTTACGCTGTCCAAGTGTCCGCTGATAGACGGTGGCATTTGGATTGGTGTTGTATCTTATTCACAGAGCACCTTCATTTAGATCTGTCTAGAATCCATCTTCCCTTCATCGCACAGGCGTCGTGACGTGCTGTGTGACTCTTGGAGACTGCCTGGAACAGATACCAGGACTTGAAAATTGGATTTTCTTCAAACCGTATTCAGCAGTATCGCAAAATGGCCTGCCAACCTAATCTGTTTGCCTTGTGTGTGAAATTGTTTGCCTTAATTGAGCCTATTCACAAACTATATATGCTTGGTCAATCAATGTCAATAGAAAAAGTAAATATCTTGGGCCATTGCTTCCAAATAGACTTACTCCTATTACTCCGCATTGGCCCTTTGTTATGCGAATATGGTTCAATCATCCAGATGTGAAAAACTTGGCGATTACACTGCCAAAGCAAGGCGTAGAATTGGGGTGCAACTGGTTCTACACCATTAGACCCCAGATTGATCACGTTGTATGCTATGATCCCAACACCAGAGATCAAATCACAGCGGACACCAAAGACACCAAAAACACCTTTTTCACCTTTTGGACAAAAAACGGACACAGGACACCACAGTTCCAAGAAGTTTGCTATCCTACCAGGGTGCGACCAGAAGATTCAGGCACATTGGCGGTATACCTGGCAATAAAATATCTCAAGGCCAAAGAAATATTGATCCTGGGTTGTGGATGGGGCAAAGATTCAACTGCCAGCCTGTTTGATCACAGATACACACACAGGAAATCTGCCAGCAAAGTCAGTAACCCAAAATTGAAATTGTTACGGCTGTATCAGGATGAATACAAGGTGCCAATCACGTTTGCCTGTGAAGAAGTCTTTGATAAAAATTTTTGCTTCGTAGATCCCGCAAGTTTATTATCTTGTAGTCCTTGATGAAACGCTGACGCAGTTTGAATCTGCAGGTGTGTGTGCCGTGGCATTTTTTTTTGTTTTTGCTACAGGCCCAAGATCCAAATTTGGCCAACCTTTCAAGGAAATCTTTCATACACTAGGTCACCGTGTATGTCGCCACCGTAGCGAAATTGCTTCTCCTGTCAAGTTCATTTCTGGCGGCGACCCTAACGTCCCATTGGTCGCCACTGGCCACTGGACCATATAAAAATTGTGTTGCATTGGTGATTCCTACCGTTATGAAAGTAGAATCAGATGCCCTCTTAACTTGTATGATGTATTCTGTCGTGAATGGATCTGTTGATGCTGTATAGGTTATGTTCAATTGCGGTGATGCTGTGTATCCGCTTGAACTCAAACTTGTTGATTGTGCCACAGCAAGATTTGTTGGTGCCGTGACCAATAAAGGATTGGGTAGATTGATAGATGGTTTAGCGGCCGCGGCAGGTTGTCCGTCAAGCACGTAATCGTTTGGATTGTGTTCTGTTGCAGTGAAGTTCAAACTGCCTTCACCTGACAGGCTCACACTTTCAATCCTAAAATATCCATCAAAATTCAAATTGTTGTTTACGATCCTGACTAGGTCGCCAACACTGGCATCTGTCGCCGCTGTTGTTGTTGAAAATCTCAAGATCATCTTGTTCCTGCTGGCCTTGACTATTGTCTCTGCATAATTCAATGCTCTTTCACGGTTTATACAATGTGGCAATGCAATCTGTTTGTGTAACGGTATGCCGTTGTCTTCCGTAAGGTATGTTGAATACGCACTGCTACTGGTCTCAGGGTAGAACGCATCATTGGGTTGATAATCAGCATCTGGATCCACATAGGTCACACGCAACTGATTAATTTTTCTTTGTTTGCTTTCTCCTTGGATTTGTAGACCACCAATCAACACATTTTCGTCAATTGTCATCACTACAGGTGGTGGGTTAGGTGCACTATCAACATCAGTTGGATCTCCACCGTGATGTAGTTTCACGTGATACTTGCCTGCCATATATGGCATTATGCCGTTGAAACTCATTAGGATATTTTTTACATTGTTCAATAATGTTGACCCTGTGTCAATGATGCCATCAAATTCACTAAACTTACCTGTGGTGCTTGACGTGTATGGCACCGTCTGGTCGCATTGTGATGCGGCCAATCTGAAACTGGCCCAATCAAAGTAGTCATTTGACAGGCCCTTACCATACCTAGGATTACGCAGGTAGTCAATCAACACATTTATTGGGTTTGTGCTGTAAACTTCAGTTTCACTAGCATAGGCCGTTGTGTGTGTTTCTTCCTGTGGCTTCAATACCTCTACGGTGATGTCAAATGTGCCTGTGATGGTGCCATTCTGACTCGCCAAGGTCAATTCTGGATCTATGATACGCACCGTGTTCAACGGCAGTCCCCTAAGGGTGTGTTCAAAGGTCCTCCTGACCACGCCATCACTCTGTCTTACCGCTGTGTTGGTGATTGCCTTGAATGAATCACCGTCAATTAACTGTATGTTCCCCCCTGAATCACGTAATCTCAAGGTCATACCTAACTGACCGTAATTTTCTGTGTTGCTACTAAATTCTGCGTTCATCACTATCTTGATTGCGTGATCGCTACTGGCGGTGGTCACCCTGATCGCGTTAGCGTTATCACTGGCAAATCTTGAATCGTTTGCCAACGTCAGAGACAATGTCTTAGTTGCGATTGTGTTGTCACTGTTGATCGTGTAGCCTTCATCGTTGCTATCATCAAACTGACCAAAATCAGTTGGTGAATAGCCTGTCAGCACATTGAAAACTTTCCTACCCTTTATCCTTACATTGACTTTTGGCACACCTGATCTGTAGGGATTGTTGTCTGCGTCTGCTTGTGATTCAATCTTTTTCCATTCAAACCTGCAGGCCAAGTAGGCAACACCACGTAATCTATGATTGCTTCCCCATCCTGGCGCCTCGTTTAATAAACTTGACACAGTTTGGTCGTCCCTGCCGTCAAAAAATTGTGTTTTCAACCTACTTGCATAATCACCTGAACTTGGAGTTGCTACAACACCGTGTGCATAACTGCTCATAGGCACATCAACGTCATCTATGAAAATTTTATCTATGCTGTTTACTTGTCCTTCACATAGTGCAACAGCCACGTAAAGATATTGATTGCTTGATCCATTGGTAGATATGAACACCCTGTGTCCACCAATCCTACGTTCACCATATACTACAGGAATGTTGCCAACTCCTGAATCTTTGTTCAATAATGGACCTAAAATGTCGTTGTCAACTTGTCCTTGTGTGGTATCAAAGCCGCCAATGTCTCCCATACTTGGCATCTTGAAAGGTGAAGCAACAACATCTACTGCCGCTTTGGCTACGTCAGTGACTGTGTCAATAACCTTGTCTACAATACGTTTAATTGGTCTAAATATTCTTTTAAAAAAACCCATTACGTCATTATCCTATACATTTGCCTTGGCTCACCAAGATATTTGATTGTTTGTTCAAATACCTTGCAATCATTACATAGTGTAAAGTTATCTGTGGTTTTGATGTCCTTGACACCTAGTGTGGTCAAAGTTTCAACCATAATCCGTAACAATTTCACATAGTTTGCTTCTGTCCTAAATTCAGGTAGCAAATAAATTTGATCAACTATGCCAAATCCTTTTTCTTCATAGGCATACTGACCAATGTCAACAAAGATGTAACCAATCATTGTGTTAAGTTTGAATAGACCAAAGTCAAACGCTTGATGTCTTGCCACCAAACCGCTTTTAAGTTGTTGCACCAAGATATCATCTTTGATGTTGTCTATGCCTTTCTCCAACAATGCTATCTTTGCCAATTCAAAGACCTTTTCAAGGTCCCTTTCTGTTAATCTCCTTGCTCTCACGTCATCTACTCGCATTACGTTCTGCCCCATTTTATATCTGTTTGTATCTGTGGTGCGAATTCAAAGCCAACATCATTTGAAAAGAAACGTTGTTGGCTATCGCTGTTGGTTCGCCTGCCAGAAAGTTTATCGTAGTCAGCGAACTGACTACCCACGCTCAAAGATAAGAATGCTGTGGTAGGTGATTCATTGATCACAAAATCTTTGATCCTACCATCAAAATATTGAAACACTTTCGTTGAATCAATCGCATAATTTTCATCTAACACTGCTCTATATAACACCACACGCCTGTCAATGTATTCATTGTTGAGCACGAATGCCAATGTAGTAAAATCAACAGCAGTGAACGCCAACGCCATACTGTTCACACGGATGTCTCTTGACTCTTCAACGTTGCCTATGCCCAGGAATTGTCCTTGTGCTGTGTAGGTGTTTGCACCACTGTCTGGTGCTGTGTCACTGTCATAAGACAGGTTTAGAAAACTGTTATTAAGGTATACCGCTGTTGCTAGATGTATCTCTACAAGGTCAGCAACAATCTGCTTCTTGCCTGAAAGTGATGTGATTAGGCCTGACGATAATTTTCTTGGCATTAAATGTCCTCTCTGGCTGTAACATCTATTTGATATGTCCCGTCTATACCTGTCTTGAATGCTGTCCTGTCATTGGTCAGATACACAGTGAACGGAACATTGTTATATTGAATTGTTGTTGAATTAGTGATTGCTTGAGTCAAAGGTGGAAAGATTTCAAATGCATCTTCAGAACTTGCGTCTTGATCAACATCTTCAACAAGCATATAAATTTTATCGTGATTGCTGAACTTTATGAAGTCACCTTTTTTCAAAGAGCCACCGCCACCTTGTGCTTTGATAGACGTAACTCCTGCCGCGAAGTCGTCTGTCACTGTTGGTGTGCCTGAAGCATTGGTGCTTCGTGTTGAACCGTGCTTTGGCGGCACAAACAAGAAACTATCAAATTGGCCATTCTGTTTTACTAGGAATGAATACAATTCACTCATTTCTGCCTGTGTTAAGTTATGGCTTTGTAGTGTCAATGCCCAATGCTGTCCACCAACACTCTTACGTTGTGTTTTGTTGCTGATTGTTTCGCTGATCCTTGTTCTTGTAACACTTTGGATGTTTACATTTCTAAAAAAATTTGTTGATAGTGTTCCACTCATTATGTAATTAGACTCCTTTTGCCGTTTTCATTCAATGCATCGTTTATTATTCCTGTTATGGTATCACGTCTTTCAACCAGCAGGTCATCAAAACTAGATGCGTCTGTGGCAGTTATGTTGAAATTGATTGTTACTTCATTAGATCCAAGTTGATCGTTAGGGATGATGGTTCCGCTTTGATCAGGTGTGAACAATTCTACTCCAGATTCTCCAACGGTGTAGGTCTGGCCTCTTCTAACTGGACCACCCATCTCCCTGCCTGGATATTGCTGTGACCTGATGGCGTTGATCTGTGCCAGCGTGGCCGCACCTGCCGCCGCGGCGAACACAGCACCCAATATTGGACCACCAATCTTGGCTCCTGCCGCAAATGATGAAACGATTGATGCCTTAGCACCAATTACTGCCTCTGCTATCTGGACAGCCTTGTAGGCTTCAAACGCCTTCCTGCTGAAAGTGGCACTATTGGCCAAAATGCTCTTGCCTGCTTCAAAGGTTATCTGTTTTCTCTGCTCTGAAGTGACCTCTTCTAATTTCACTTCTTCCAACTTGCCTTGCCTTATCGCTTCTATGGCCTTGTCAAATGTGTCTTGTCTCTGTTTTGCCGCACGTTTTTCAATTTCTAACCTTTGCCTTTCAGCATCAGCAGTAATTTTCGTTTTGGCCTCTTGATATTCTTGTGTGTTTCGTTGATCTTTCTTGTAAATTTGATCTAATCTTTTTAATCTTTCTTGTTCCTGTCTGTTGATTCTCTGTGTTTCTGTTTCTCCAAGTTCAAGCATACTCTTGACAAAATTCTTGTTGGCACCTTTCATCTTTTCGTAGAGCGGAATTGATTCCGCCATCACTTGATTCTTGTGTTTCAATTTGTTTGCGGCGATGTCTATTTCAGTGTGATAATCATCATATACCCCAGTCACACCTGATATCACAGCGGCTTCTAAATTTTTCTGTCTTATGCTTTCATCAACTTCAGTGCCCATATCATCATAGGCAAGTTCCATATCATTTAATGTTTTTAGATGTGCTTCGCTGGCTTCCGCTGTGCCAAATAATTTTTCAGTGATTTCATCTAACTGATCTCTGAACACAACAAGACCCGCAATTGTGGCTCCCATCGCTATCAGGATGAGCGGATGTTTCCGTGCTATCTTGCCAGTGAGTGCCAAGGCACCACCAAGCACTTTGAGTGCCCTCGCGATGCCAATGAAAACCATTCCTAATTTCAAAGCAACCAAGGCACCAAACGCTATCTTGACAGCATCAATATTGTCTTTCAGGAACACAATGGCCTTGCCAGTGTTGATGACTGCCGTGCCCAATGCCTGACCTAACTCTTTGGCATACCTGTCAATGGTCTCCTGGTTGTCTTCAAAGAATTGATTAAGATCGCCAAGTTGTCCCTTCAATTCATCAAAGAATTCACGCGATGCCACATCTTGGAATTTGAACAATTTGTCCTGTAGCATTGATATTGTTCCATCAAGCGTGTTGGCGAATTCGTCTGTGGCGGCACCAAATTGTCCGCCTTTGCCAAACACTCTGAAGAACGCGGCTCGTGTTTCTTCTGCCGTGACCGTGGCACCTTCTTTGAATCCTAATAGACTCCTAACACCTCTTTCCCTAAAGATGTCTGCTGATGCGATACCGCCAGCGAACGCTCTCTGTATCTGCTCACCCGCTGTCTGGAAGTCCAGTCCTGATACCGCGGCAACATTACCCGTGATCTCAAGGATGTCGTTTAATTCGTTGGCATCCTTGGCCACAACCGCTAAATTTCCTGACGCGGCTGATATCTGTTCTAGACTGAATGGAACCTTGCTAGCGAATTGTGTCAGCGTGTCAAATGCTTTGGCACCTTCTTCCGCTGATCCAAACAAGAATTTGAAACGTAGTCCTAAATTTTCAACCTGGCTACCTACCCTTATAAGGCTTCTTACTGCCGCACCAACTCCAATGGCCGCGATAGCACCTGCGGCAAACTTGGCCGCACGTCCTAAT